CTAGTATTAGTGGGATGGCATCAGGATTAGCAATAGCAACCTATCTGAACAAGGGTACAACTGGTAGAGGTGGACAAGGTACTGGTGTTCTCAAAAATTTAGCAGATAGTAAATTTAGTGCAGCGTTAGATCAAGTATCACACAACGCAATTAATTTAGCAACTTCCGAGGGAGGCAGAAAAGTATTGACAACGTCAATAGCTTTAGCTGCAGCCGGAGGTGTTGTAAGAAAGTGGTTCCCAACACTAAAATTGGGAGGGACAAAGCTCTTTTTCAGAGCTTGATGGAGAAAAAACATGAGCATTGTAATCAGTAGAAGTGAAAGCCAGCTTAGCGCAACGACATCATTCCAGGCTATGGACAATTTGGGAGCATCTAGCGTGTCATCCAGTTTTGTTATACCCTCGAACGTTTCGTCTGTGAAACAAATAACAATATCTGTATGTGCAGATGCATCAGAAGAATTCGTACCACTAGTGCAGTTGTCGGGTAACTCGATGAGAGATGGAAGTGCGGTATTTGCAGGACAAGGACTTAGTGCTTTCACAACAACTACAGGTGCAGCCAGTAACAGCATAACATATGATACGGATCTTGCTGTAGTTTCTGGAAATTCTATGGAAATAGGATTAGCAGTAACGGACGCAGCGACAATCTCAGCAGTAGTCACAATTCAGCTAGAATAAATCTATGCCTCGAAAGTCTATAGCACCCTGGTCCGAAAGAGTATCAGAGGGATTAATAGACCAACCAATAGATAGTCAAATCCAAGCGAGTCAGACTCTAAGAGCTACAGTAGATACAGGATTCATAGATCAGACCGGAACCTGGAAAGGTGTAGTTTCAAGTGATACAATATTCGGTATTACTCAAACTGATCTTGGAATAGCTAACGGTGCAGCTTTTGTAACGCCCTCTAGTAATGCTGACGGTACATGGCCCTTAGATATGACAGGTTACACAAATATGTTTATTGCTATTAAACCTACTAATGCAGGGAATTATAAAACTGAAGCAGTAATGGGACCTGCTGATGTTAGTTTTGCTAATCTAAATCCTGTTGATGCAGCAGTCGGATTAAGGACTGCTAAGACTTTGAGTTCAGGCAGTGCCGATTTTGCAGATATGGTTATAGATGCTGCTGAAAGTTTAACCGCTGATGTTTGGAATATATTTTATATTCCCCAGAGATGCGAAAACCAAAAGCTATTGCAGTTTAGGATCACTAATAATAGCGGTGGCTCTTCTGATATTGAAACTGCATTTATGAGATTAGTATAATGAGCGACAACAATGAGTACCATAATTAATATTGATTTACCGGAATGGCTGCAAGATAAAGCCTGGATTGAGCGTCTCCTGGTTCGTTTAGTTATTGTTTACCTGGTTGGAACTGAACAAGGGATGATATGAAAAAGGATGAGATCCCTTGGGACGTTATAATTCCTGAACTTGTTAAAGTGGCTACCCCATTTATCCAAGGGTTTGCCTGGTTAGCTATTTCTCGCTTTGATAAACGTGCTGCTGCACTTTCTAAATTAATAGCAGTTACGGAACCAATACCAGCAGTTGATTTGAATCTTCCAAGTTCGGTAGTTCTAGCATCACTTTACCATTCGTTGGAGGAAGCTATGGATTTCTGGCCAGAAGTACCTGAAGCGGTTAAAGAATTTTTTGATACAGAAATTCAAAAACCTAAAGAAGGCGAGGACTGGGTTTCGTTCATAGAAAGACGTTTAAGGGAGACGGGGCTTTTTGGTAAATGAGCGACGAACTATTCGCACTTGTTTGGCTTTTGAGCTTTGGGCTTTACTTGGGGATCTATACTTATTGGATTCCGCTAAGAACACAAAAAAAAATTGAGACCTGGTTGATGTCTGAAGAGTCAGACGAAACTCTGTTAGCTTCCCTGGGAGTTATTACACATAAGATCAGAGAGCAAGCCCTGGTCGATTTTGAGGAATTTATGCTTCCTCAAGCTAGAGATAGTTTTAAAAATTTTTGGAATGGTGCTATGGGGAATGCTGCCCAGGAACTCGGCAAGTCTGAGGAAGGTTCGCAACTCTCGATTATGCATAACATGGCCTCAGAGTTAAAGGATCAGCCCTGGTATATTCAAGCTGCTGCTAGTAAATTGCTGCCAGTCATCACTAAAGCAGCAGAGAACCAGGACAACGCCACTGTTACGCCACTGAAAGGCCTCGGATTGCGCAAATAACGCCCCTGGAGCGCCCTTTAACGCCCCAAAGTCGCCTTTTATACCCATTGCTACCCCACCAACTCCTCTAGTCCTCATTTTCTCTTTAATTGGATTTGGTTGTAAAGCTAAAGTTTATTGCGATTTTCATTAATAATCTGTATTACTTTTTGACAATCATAACAGATTGTAACAGTCCATCCACTATTCTTATCCCATTTATCGGTACGCTTGTGGTTTACATTACGTAGACAAATATTACAGCGTCGCTTCATGCTTCTACCCATATATTACCGTCTTCTCTGCATGATATAGTCCAGGTGCACTCATACCAGTCTTCTACGAAGTTCTCAGCATTGTTTGTAAACAGGTCAACAATGGTGACTCTTACTACATGACAGTTAGTTCTCCAGGTTAGTCTCTTTCCTTTCTTATCAAGAGAAGAATAGTCAGGATGAGGATGGGATAGTAGGAGAACCTGAATGTCAAACTTACTACCGTGCTCTGTTTCCACAGGCTTAGGATCAGTAAGGAATTTGACTTCGCATTCCTGACCCTTTTCAAGACCACGCATTAAGGACGGGGTCCCTAAGCTATACTTACGTTCTGAGTTGTCGCTCATGTTAGCCTAACTTATGTACTATTATTAAAAAGTAACTTTTGCTAGTGCTAAACAGTTATATAATAGGAGTTGCTTTATTCGTTATGCCAGTGGGTCTATATACTCGCAAAGGAAAGAATGGTCGGACCATGTACTTTCGGGATGGGAAACTAATCTCGAAGAAATCATACCAGGCTTCGCGAAGTCGTCGCTCTGCGAAGAGACCATCAACCAGGCGGGGCAAACGTACCACTGGCAATAGATCAAGGAGAAAATATATGGCACGAAGAAGAATGGCAATACCCCACCCTAGTATTAGTGGGATGGCATCAGGATTAGCAATAGCAACCTATCTGAACAAGGGTACAACTG